TACCGAATTGGTTTCGCTACGTAAGAATAGAGTTTTACTAACTATTAGCGGAGTTAGTGAAGAGAAGCTCTCTTGATGATACATTCCAAACTCACCTGCTGTGTTACCTTCATATCCGAAGCGAGCCACATACAATGAAGCACGATCTGCATGAGATACAAATGCTTGAATGTTAGCGTCTGCTAGTTGAAACAATGCTTCACAAGTATCTGGCATTGTTTCGGTCATGTCCAAAACAATGTCAAGTTCTTCAACTTGGAATGCTTCATTGTCTGCAATGTCAACATAATCTGTCATGTCGAGAGTTAGGTTTGCTGCTGTGTTCTGTGCGTCGACTTGAATGTAAATTTCAAATTCCTTGGTTACTGCCATAGTTTACTTTTGATACTTGATAGTTATTATACTTGTTTAAATCCTTATCTTGAACGGGTGGACCGTGGGTTAGGGCAAAATAGCGGAGCGGTTGACCGTTTATCCTACCATTTGATAAGGGGGCGCTCCCTCCCCTAACCAAGAGGCGACCATGAATGCGCAAAAAAATAGAAATTAAGGTCTATTTACCCTATCTGATGGTGGGTGAATTAGAATCTAGAAGAAAAGATAATCGACGATCTAAATATATTGAAGAGGCAATTCGAAATCGATTAGATGGAGAAAAAAACTTTTCTTTTAGAGATATTGAAACACACAGATTACTAGCTATCTTACATGGCAGATTCGAAAAAGACCAGGTATTCAAATTAATGATCCAAAATAGAATGAAGGAGTTGGCAGAATGAAGGCTTACAGCGTAGGAAACAATAGAGAAGATAATGGTAATTACACAGCGGCGTATTATTTTAGATATAACGAATTAACTCAAATCGATTATGCTTTAGATGAATTAATTGCATATTGGAATATGTGGGCTGAAGATGACCGTTCTGATGTTCGTAAGGATGCTTTAAACCAAATAGACATCATTACTGCGTTAGGTCAAAAGATTGATTGTTATAGATCGTATGCACTTCGTCTAAAGGAGGAAGAAGAGTGAAGTGTTTTGAATGTGGTTCTAAGTGTCTCACAGTATATCTTACTGGGCGCGGACGCATAGTAGTGTCTCCACATCTCAATGACAAAATCATAGCGGTTCGTAAGGACTGTATGAATTGCGAATGGCATTCATACCCTACTAAGGTACCTGAATCAATCAGTTAACAAGAATGTTTTGATTACTGGCCAAGCAGTTCTTACCGCTCTACCTGCTGCACTAGCTGCGCCTATCGGTGCAATTGCAATATCGATTGCTAAGAATGCTGCATCTCTAGCAAATTCTCCTTTACTGTCTGCTCTGTAAACTAAGAACTCAGTGGTAGGAGATAAAGGCGCATCGGCTTTACCAAAGTCTAGATTGTAATCGTCTCGTAGATTATAACCCATTGAAGCGTATTCTTCAGGAGTGTATACTCTTTGTTCAGGCCTACGATGGTATATAATCATGCTACAGGCCCGCCTTCAGCGGTGTTGTTCATTGCATTAGCAATGCGTGTTAGATATTCACCTTCTGAATAATCAGGATCAGTGCATAAGAATCTAACAGACACAGGTGGCCAAGTACAACTGCTAGTACCTGTTAAATCTACATTAGTAAAAATTCCAGTGCCTATAGCAGGGAAAGTTTGATTTCTATTGATTACCATTCGATAACAATGTAGATTCGGACCAGTGATTCCCGCCATTGAACCCCAAGAAATAACTGAATCTAATGTAGGCATACCCATCAAAGTATTGTATGGATTGTTTACCGCTGGTATTGGTGGACCTGCGCCGCCTCCTACAGCACCTCCCGCAATGTCTCCAACTGTAGCTTGTATTAACTGACCATTACGCTGAGTTGCACCCAAAGATTCATTGTAAGAATACATTCTTTTTTCAGCATAGATCGTTTGTGCTTGAGTAGGCCAACCAGCATTACCCGAAAGTAATTCTCCTACGATTGAATCGGTAGGGCAAGAACCATCTAAACCTAAATCTCTAAGTTGTTCATATGGTAAAAGACTTGTAAATTGCGCAATCTCTGTATTGTTTAGCGGTCTACTTAGAATAAAAATATATTCTTCTATTTGGTCAAAGTTGTTACCGTTGTTGTTGAAACCAGTAGGGACAGGTGATGTTCTTTGAACTGAAACTTCAGTAGGCAACATAATCTCATTGTTCTTAGTCATAAAACTTAGATCCAATCGAACATATTGAATAAACGAACCTGCACCAGCACCACCACCAGTTCGGTTAAGCAATTGGCCTGTACCTCGTAATCCATAAGTTACATCTGAAGTATTAACTGGGTCAAATTCACCGGCTAGTCTAGATGCGCTGACTGTAAGGCGTTCAAAATCAACATCAATTAATCTGGTATTCTTATCGATTATTCGTGCCACTTAATCACCTGTTTGACTTTCGCTGTTCTCGTCTAAAGGCGGCTCCCATTCGCTTGAGGTCAAGTCGACCCTTACGCTTACCGCTCTTGAACTTGATTTGCTTCTTTTTGTTCGCCATATAGCGTTGCCAAGCACTCTTAGTACGCTTAACACCAGACTTAACAACATCCGCACCCGCTTTCTTTGCTACCTTACGTGCTTCTTTCTTAGCACCTTCTACGAATAGATCTCTTAACTCTTCGAGAGTGCCTTCTACTTTAACCAAGCAGAACACCTCAAGCAAGGTTGCCAGTCTGAGTTAGTACAAGTGCCATGTAATCCTTAGCGGATGGTTTGACAATCTTTCCTTTAATGCGAAGAGTGTGGTCTAAACTTTGATTAGCGCCTACCGAATTGGTTTCGCTACGTAAGAATAGAGTTTTACTAACTATTAGCGGAGTTAGTGAAGAGAAGCTCTCTTGATGATACATTCCAAACTCACCTGC